TTATGACTACTGGCGCAGTTGAAAGTTTCTCTTTACCTGACATAATAATGTGTATGTCTTTCTCGTCGTGTCCGTAACCAACGAAGTCAGACTGCATCTGATAGACGAGCGAGGTAGTAGGAACGATAATTAGTTTACGCTGTTTCTTGAACCATCTGCTTACCATATAGATGATGAGCGACTTACCAGAAGCAGTAGGTGAAAGCATCATACCTCTGTGGTTTCTTACTGCGTGCATAAAAGCGTCCACCTGATACTGGCGTGGGTTGAATGGTAGCTTTAGCGAAGCGATAAACTTATCAAAGTCCTCGTCGGTTTCGTCACTTGTTACGTGCAAGTCTTTATGTATTTCTATTTCGTAGTCGCGGTCTTGTGCGAACTTTACGATATAAGGAATCAATCCTTTGTAGATTGACTTGGTCATTAGGTTGGCTAATCTTATTTTACCATCCCAGACTTTGTTACGAACAGCTGGCATAAACTGAGCACCTGGAACCATGAACGTAAAGTGGTCTGACAATTCCTGCGCAAGCCATGCCTCGCAGTTGAATCGAATGAACGCTTCGTCGATTGGTTCTAAGGTAATCTTACTCATTACATGCCTGTCTTAAACTTTTCCCAGTCAATAGCTGACTTGATATTATAGCCACGACCATTTAGTGATTTGATGATTGATTCCAACACATCAACTTTCTCTTGTTGAACGGCGATCTTTAATGTGCTTTTGATTATGTCTGAGTCTGAGTCAATATGCATCGGTAGTTCCGATTTCATAATTTTTAGATAGTTGGGTTCCCAGCCAAGTTCTTTTAGACGGTCTGGTTCCATGATTCCGTTGAACCATTCAGCTTTATCTTTGTAAAGTTGCTTGTGTTCAGTTTCCATCTTCTTGAGCAGCAGACGCTCGTTAGAGAAGATGCGGTAATAGTTATAGTGGAGTTTTGCGATTCTCAGCGATTCCTTACCAAGTTCGGTACGATCGATGTCGCTGTCTTTAGCCCACATTTCAAAAATTTCTTCAAGTTTCATGATATATCCATAGATGGAGAGTACTCCATCATATTATACGCTACAATAGCGAATTAGTAAAATTATGCGTCTTCTAGTTTGAATGACTGGAATCTAAATGTAGCAGTCGCTTCAAGATACTCTACGTCAGCTAATTGTGAATTAAATTCTAAATCAGAAATAGAAGTAGGAAACATATTAGCAAATGTCACAAGTATATTTGGATTCATCGCAGAAGTTAAAATACCAAGCATACCATCAGAGTAAATACCAGCTCCGCTAGTTTTCTCTGCAGCAGCAATTGATGAATATGATTCAAATCCATCTACGCGACCAAGAGCAGTCATCCAACCATAAATCTCTTTATAGTTTTTCATGTCTTCGTCGACCTTAAATGTAACTTGTAGTTCGCTAAACTGCAATCTTCCTGGTCTAGGAATAGTAATAAACGGAGTAGGAGTTTCTGCTGTACCTAATGATACACCAGGAAGTGAAACCCTAGTTACAAAGAAGTTGACAGTCGGCAATCTCTTTACGGAAAACGAAAAGCCGAGAGGTGACAGAAAGTTTTTATTTGTAGGTTCGTTTACGACGCTCATAGTAGTTTCCCAGATAGCACCTATTATTTAGGTAACAAAAAAGCCACCCGAAGGTGGCTTTTAAGTTTGTATCAACCAAGATTACATTAGGTTGTCTACGATTAGACGACGGTAGTAAACGTTGGAGTCTTGGATCAATGTACCGTCCGAAGCAGTAGCACCACGTGAGAATGGATTTGCTACGACGCCATAACGGGTCTTGAAGCCGATTTTTGGCTGGAAGGTATCTTCACCAACCGCACGAACCATTTGTAGAGGAACGTATGGGCAGTAGAATAGACCAGCATCGAACGCAGAAGCACCTTTGTAACCCATAGTTAGGTAGTTACCAGTGGTGTATGGATCGATGTAAACTTTGATGCGACCGTTTAGAACGCCAGCGAAAGTAGCGCCAGTATCATCAACTTGTAGGTTGTTGCTGTTAAGAGCTGGGGTGTAATCAAGAACGCCAGCCATTTGAAGAGCAGAAGCCACATCTGACGAGCAGATTAGGATGTTACCCTTACCACGACGAGTACGTTTTGCGATAGCATTAGCTTCGCGCTCGATTTGGAACATTAGACCCTTGAACTTTTCAACTGACCAACGACCGTTAGAGTCGACGTCTAGGTTGAAACGACCAGCAGTAGTTACACCGTCAGCAGCAGTGAATGGGGATACGATTGAAGTACCGCCGATTGTAGCTGTTACGTTGATAGTACGGATGATTTCGCGGTTGATTTCAGCAAGAATTTCAGCCGAAAGGATGTTGGCTAGTTCGGTTTCAGCGTCAAGACCATGAATAGCTTTAAGATCTTGAGCAAGTTCCATCGAGTAGTCAGCTTTTAGAGCGCGCGACTTGGCAGTTACAGAAACCTTGTCGATCGAGAAAGCCATTTCAGCAAAAGCTTGAGTGCTGTTACCTAGCGATTCAGCTTGGGCAGTTGTTAGACCAGCTGTGAAGTTATAGGTGTTTGTTCCTGCGTTGTTTGAGACGCCTGGAACTGTACCAACGTCGTTTAGACCGACGGAGTTAGCAGCAGCAGTAGTTGTACCACCGAACTCGGTATTAGCTTCGTTGTAGAAAGCTTCTGTACCTTGCTGGTTGGCATAGTGCGAACGCATAGCAAAGATCAAGCCAGTTGGACCTGTCATTGGCTGGACGCCGCAGATGTCATAGGCAACTAGGTTTGGCATTGCACGACGGACTAACGAAATTAGAACTGGATCGTAAGTGTCGATTTCGCTTGGCGAATATGAGTTCATGGAGTTGGTTGGACCGCCAGCAGCATTGGTTTCTAGCAATGAGCGTGGAGCGAAGCCACCGTTTTCACGGAGAGCCTTCTCGGTGTTTTCTAGCAACTGAGCAGTTACAGAACGACGGTGTGAGTCTTTAATTGGTGACAAATCAGCGTGTTCTAGAACTGGTGCCCACTTGGTTTGGATTTCTTCGTTAAGATACATCTTTATTCTCCTGTCCTTTGAAATAGGAATTGGTATAGTTATTTATAATAATCAGTTCTTGACGGTACGCGAAATAGCAGCTACGTATTTGTTGATCGTTGGATCACCAGATTTCTTAGCTGTTTCTTCTTGCACGACTTCAACTTCTTCCGTAAGCTGCTGTTGAGCTTGTGACTCTTTCTTAACAGACAGATAGGATTCTTTGATAATGCTTAGTTTCTCAGCATACTCTTTAACAGAACTGGCATCGATGCTTTCAGCAAGGGTAGCTAGTTTTTCTTTCTGAGTATCGGTAAGACCTTCAGCAACTTCAGCGAATGCCTGCTCAGCCTGATAAGACGCTACTTGTTCAGCAATTTCTAAATTCAGGTTGATTTGCTCATTCAGCTTTTCTTCCAACTCAGCAATGCGAGCGTCCATAGACTCAACGACATTTACTTTGTCTTCAGGGATCTCGACGTAATGCTCGACAAAAACTTCGCGCATACCAGCGAGGAAACTTTCCATGACTTCGGTGCGTAGACCTGATTCAATAGCAAGTTTGTTATCTTCGACCCATTGTTCAACAACGTAGTTTAGGTAGCTGTTTACTTTCTCGGTCAATTCGTCAGCAACTGCTTCTACAGCTTCAGCTAATTGAGCTTCATACTGTTCGTCAAGTTGCGCTTTGTATTCGATAGTGCGAGCGTGTACAGCTGCTTCAAAGATAGTTGTAGCTTTGTCTTTGAATTCTTCCGAAAGTTCTGCACCTTGGAAAATAGCAGCAACGTCTTCGCCCAGACCGCCAGGATTATTCAACTTTGGCATTGGGTCTTGTTGCTTCGAACCAGCTTTTAGTGTGCCTTGATTTGCCATACCAGCATGGAATTGTGCCAATTTTTTAACTGGCATATCGTATGCTGCTTTGACGATATCGGCGATAATGCCCGACTTGCTTAGAGTAGGCATGGCATCTTTGCCATCCTTCTTGTCAGCTGGTCGCGAATTATCTTTGGTTGCGACTGGTTCAGGAATCATGGCGTCGACGCCATACGATGCCTGAAACTCTAGAAGATCGTCGCCTTCCAAGATTTCGTTTTCGTTATTACTCATCTTTACTCTCCTGCGTGGATTGCTTTAGTTTATTATTTATAAAATCAAATCTTTAGAAGGAAATCGTTCCAAACTTTCAGGACGGTTTCTTCTAGCTTTTTCTTGTTTGCGGAAGAAGCAGCTTTGTTGACTTGTGCTTTGTAACTCTCTAACTGTTGAGCTTTGAGAAGTCCGTTGTCCCAAACCCATTCTACTCCTTCCATGATTCCGTTTACGAAAGCATCTGGAGCTGAAGGATCCGCTACAATATCTGCGGCAGTTGCAAGATAAAAGTCATCTTGGACTTCGTTAATACCATTTCTTGGTTTCAACGAACCCATGCCACGTGAAGAGACACCAAGTTTAACACCAGAATTGATTAAATTCTTAGCGATGTTACCCATAGGTGTATCTAATATTTTGGCTTTGCCGATATAGTTGTTTCCTTCTTTCTGTAAATCAACAATCATGTGTGAAACACGATCTAGATTGATTGTAGGACCAGCAGGATGACCTAATTCGCCCAAAGCGCGATTGGTACCAACAGCTTCTTTCATGTAGCGAGCAACTTCGCGCTCCATTACAGCTGAAGGATATTTACGACCATTTCTATTTACTACTTCAGCTTGAAGAAACGGACCAGTAATAAAAAGATTTTTACCGCCATTTTCATTAGCTTCGGTAATAATCTCTAGATCTTCAATTGTTTCGGTAATAAGTTTCATTTCTTATTCCTTATGCTAGTGTCGATTGTTTTTTCAATTCAACATACACCGTAGCGTTATTAGCATAGGTGATAACAACGTTGGTAGTTGGTTGTTCAGTTTGTGTAATACCAGCAACATCAAAATCCCAATTACCGCCACCTGTTAAATTAAACAAAGTAGTTGCGCCAGCATTACCTCGACCGATAACAACATTGCCAGACCAGTAAACTTTACTGATTTGCAGAGCATTTACAGTTTCTTCAGCAGAAGTATTAGCACTGGCAAGAGTGATTGTTTCGACGCCACCATTAGTTGAATTGGCAGCAATTCTAGTTACAAGTTTGCCTCTTGGCTGATTGATATAGATTGGCATATTAGTTCCTTACAGCAAATGTGTATTTTTCATACCAGCTTTACGCAAGTGATGTTTAATAACATTGCGTACATCTGAGTTTGGTTTATCGCTTGCGATCGCTCCGATCTCATCATTTAATGGTTTGTGGTCGACATGCTTAGAGATTTGCTTTACAGCATCTTTAGCTTCAACGCGATCGCGCATTAATTTCTTTAGTCCGCCGAATGCTTTGGCATGACGAGTTGGATTGCTAGAACCCAACTCACCACCGACGTTTACTTTTTCATGTTTGCCGAATCCGCCAGGAAATCCTGCGCGACCTGACTTGTTCTTTTGCGTGACAAGGTTTTCGCCTGTCTTGCGCATCAAGAATGCAGCTTCGGTCATGAATTCAGAAAATGATTTCATTGTTTTACGGTTCCGCCTTGAGCAGTTGCGTATTGTAGCTTATCTTCTCCTGGTTCTAGACTTGCAATTTTGCTAGTGTCTTTACCATGAGTAGCACGGAACTGAGCATCAGTTGCAACTGGATGACCGACCGTCTTAACTTGATGAGTGATTAGTGCTTGCCAGTCGGATGCATTTTTTGGCATTGCTACTTCTTGTACGTTGCCTTTCTTCATTTTACGAAGTTTAGCAAAATCTTTAGCGTCGATCTTTTCGTCGTCGACAACATCAATCTTTTGTTGGTTAGAATGAAGAGCTTCTTTCATGGACTTCTTTTTATCGTCCATTTCTTCTTCGTCTTCCATTTCTTCGTCTTCATCCTCGTCTTCCATTTCTTCTTCGTCGTCTTCCATTTTCTTGGCTTCGCCAAACATAGAAGCGCCGATTTCAGGACGAAGAGCTTCAATTGCATCGTATGCGCGGACTTGAAGCTGAGCGTTTACAAGTTCTTGGAACTTGACTGCATTCTCTTCAACCGCTGCATAAATTAATTCTTTGATGTCTTTCATGGGGTTTCCTTTATTAAAGTAACACTATATTTAGTAAATTATTCAACTTATTGTTGTTCTGGTGACGGTTCTTGCTCGCCTTGCTGGTCAGCTCCAGGAGGTGCACTTGGATTCTGTCCAGCGTCAATTAATGCTTGTTGTAGTTTGATATTAGCCTGATGCTCTTCGCCCATCTGTTTATCAATCTGATCCATTTCTTCTTCTGATTGATGTAGAACTTTAGTACGCATATATTGGTGAGAGTAATACTTACCGACATATTGTTCCATTGACTGAGCCAACGCTAAACGATTTGTTAAGATTTCAGCTTCTTTCAATTCTGTAAAGTAACCATCGCGCATAAAGTCAAAACGAATATTGCTAAAGATTTCATTTGATTCTTCTTCAGAAATAACTCCCTTGAGAATCAATTGTTTCTTTAATGCTTCTTTGAATAGATTAGAGAAGCGCATGCGCATACGGTCGATGAACTTGCCGAACTTCAACTCATCACGAGTAATCTCAGCAGCACGACCAAGATTAAATCCACCCTCGCTTTCTAGACGAGAAACTGGAACACCAAGCGACTTGTACATTTTCTTCTGGAAGTATAGAACATCGTCGATTTCGCCAAGGTTCTGACCGCCAGGAAGTGTAGTAATTTCTGTACCCTTACCACCTTCGCGACGTGGAAGCCAGAAGTCTTCTAGCATCGTCATAAACTTACGGTCGTCGCGGATGTCACCAGTTGTAGCATCGTACACCAGACGGTTCTTGTGACGAACCATCATGTCGCGAAGATATTGTTCTGCTTTGATCTTTGGCAGATTACCGACGTCAATGTAGAAGATACGACGCTCAGGAGCACGCGAAATACGATAGATTACTGTTGCGTCTTCTAGTGTGCGTAGTTGGTTGAGTGGCTTGATTGCTTTATGTAGATACGAAAGTACCATTTGATTGGAAGCATCCATTAGACCAGATGTCACATGGATAATAGAATCAGTAGCAATACGAATACCAGTTGAGCCAGCAGCAGCTGGTTGATAACTTGTTGTGCTTACGCCAGCACGAGTACCGCCAGAGAAACCACGCTCAGAATACATGTAGTATTCTTGTTTAGTTTCTGTTGTATGAACTTGCTGACCTGCAGTTGATGCTTGTGAGTTTCTACGAACTCTTTTAATCTCGCGGATCTTACGGATCTTGCGCGGATCGATATAACGAATTTCTTGAATGCCTTCGCGTGGGTTCTGTACGTCAATAATCGCATGATAGTATAGTCTACCATCAATATACCAACGACGAACGATTTCGTAGCCACTGTTATTAAAGTCTAACAACTGAACGATGTTCTTAAACTCTTCGCGAATCTTATCTTTTACTTTGTTACCAAACTCTAGATCGTCTAGGTTGATATCAACTAATTTATAATCTGAGTCGTATGATACGAACTCATTTACAATATCATCAATCGCGGATTCAACTTCTGGTTGAAGTGACATCTCGCGATACTTGGCAACTAGATCTGATTCAGTACGAGCTGAACCTTCAAGATCTAAGTATGTGCCAAAGACGCCACCTTCCGCTACAACAACCGCACCGTCATCTTTAATTTCGGGTGCAAATGTTACTAAGCGATCAGGTTGCGCCTTCTCTTCTGCTTCTTTCTTTCTTACGATTTCAAAACCAAACAACTGAGCCATTATATTTTTCTCCGACTGGAAGGAACGCTACACATTATATGTAGCGTTCCAAATCAAGTCATTTTTACTGGATAATTTCGCTATCGGCTACAGTCCAGTAGTCGAATGCGAATTCTACAGTGTATTCTTCAACCGCATCGCCGTCTAACCAGCTTAGTTCTATTGCAGAAATTGAAAGTGGGAAGATGTTTACGAATTGATAGCGACGTAGTTCCGAACCATCCTTAGCATACTGAATAACATCAGCAGTTGTGCGATAGTTAGGGACGCTTCTTAGGTTGGTTTGATTGCTGTTGATAGCTGAAGACCATGCTTCCATGGCACGACGAACTGCAAAGTTTTCGTCGTTCATGACAGTTACAGACCAGTTATCAAAAGTTCTGCTACCAGCAACTTTAATACGGCGACCGAAATAAGGAATTTCGATTAGACCAAGATTAGAAGCTGGTAATTGAGCAGCACGAACCATGTAACGAAGTGTTTCATCGCCAACTCTAGAGATAGGGTTGACCATTGTTACTTCGAATAGTGACGGACGAGCACCGTCACCAATCATGTTTTGTCTAATTTCATTTACATTAAATGCCATTTCTTATGCTCCTTGAACGATTTCGTTAAACTCAACACCAGAGCGTACAGCGATAAAATTCAACTGGATGAAGTTAATCGAACGAGCTGGCTTGATGTAGATGTCACCAACAAATTCGTTACGATCAATTACATCACCAGTGTTGTTAGTGGTATCACAGATTACTTTGAAATCGGTAATGCCTTGGCGACCTTGTACTTCGCGTAGATATGGCTCAACTAGGTTCTTGAATTGCGCACGAGTAAACTCGTCGTTGAATTCAAACAGAGCAAATTCAGCAGCAGTAGAAATCGCTTTCTCTAGTACGATGAATAGACGGCGAACGTTGATGCGGTCAAACGCAGATGGTTTAGCCAACATAGTCTTGTCACCAAACAATACAGTACCACGTCCTGGGAAAGTTACAACTGGGTTTACACCGTTCTTGTAAAGTAGGTCGCGTTCTGCTTGGTTTGGATTAAAGTTTAGCTTAACTAGATTTTTAATCTGACCACGAGTGAAACCAGCTGGTGAGAACCATGGGTCACGAGTTTCATCAGTTCTTGCGCATAGACCAGCGATGTCGCCGTTTAGTGGGATGTAGCGATAAACGTCGTTATAGCGGTCATACTGATACTTGTAACCAGAATCGATTACAGCGTAAGAAGTTGACGATAGAGTATTGCGGAAAGTTACGATAGAATCAGCTGAAGTCGAGCGAGTTGGCGAAACGAAAGCCACGCAATCTTTACGAGTTTCAGCGATATTGTCGATTACATAGTTAGCAACACCCGAACCTGCTTTACCAGTCATGACTAGAGAAACGTCAACAACGTTCTTGTCTTTGAATAGGTCGTATGCAGTACCAAGATTTCCTAGTGTAACCGAACTTTCTGTCGAAGTATCGACACCATTCGAGAACGATAGAGTCATTGGTAGAGTTTGAGCTGAAGAAGCGACGCTTAGAGCAACAGCAGCTGGAGCACCAGCACGATGATTTGCCCAATAGATATACTCAGAGTCAGTTGTAATTACATCTTTGTAGTATAAAGTCTGACCGTTTTCGCCCTTAGCGTTTGTAGCGCGGGATAGACCTTCAAATACTTCTAAAACAGCGTTCTTAGTACCGCTGAATAGACCATCTTCGTCAACTACAACAATGTGTAGTTCGTCCTGTGCAAAAGTATTACCATAAGCAGCAACAAAGGTCGACTGTCCTGGAGCTTTATCTACTTCATTGTAGAATTCCCAGTAGCGAGTTAGTGCGTTTGAAGAGTTAGCGGTTGCGTTGGCAGAACCAGTAAACTTGCTATCGAAAGTAATTACAGCTTGTGCACTGAATACGCTGGCGTTGCCAGTTTCAACAGCAGCACCAAGAGAAGCTACCTTTAGATATTGGCTCTGACCATTTACAACTAGATAATCGCCAACTCTAATTTTACCGATGATGCTTGTAGCAGAAGTATTAGCAGCAGTGTTCGATACAGCAGAAACAACTCTTAAGTTAGCAGTTAGGCTGTTTGGAACAAGTGTTAGTGTGCCTTCAATAGTAGCAGCGCCATCTGTCATGTCTAGGGCATTGCTATAAGCATTTGCCGAGTCACAAACAGAGATCTTTAGTGAATTACCTAGTGTACCAGCATAGCGAGCGTAGTAAACAGCGTTAGCGCCAGCAGAAATACCATCTTCATAATCTGCTAGATTTTTAATTTGAATCGTAGTTTCAGCAGCTGTGTTAGCCTGTGCGTTTCTAGCAGCTGTATCGATAGCACGAACAACATAAAGAGCGTTGCCGTATGCTAAGAAGTTAGCTGCAGTGTAGAATGTTTCGAAATTGTCTGCGGTTGGCTTACCGAAAATCTTTACAAGAGAGTTTTCAGAACTGACTAACACGCGTTCTTCAGCTGGACCGAAGCTAAAAACGCCTGCAAACGCACCAACAGAAGCGGAAACTGCTGGTACAACGGTGGTCAGGTCAATTTCTCTTACATTGATACCTGGACTGACTTGGAATGCCATCTTGTTTCTCCTTGTTCAAAATAGAGCCAGAAATATAATAATATTTGTAATATATTTAGTAAAATACGGTTTTAGAAGAATAATTCACGGTCGAAAGCAGACACATAAACTTCGTCTTCGAAGTTCATTCCATCGTCGGCAAAGAACGGTAACATGTCGTCTTCCAGTTCTTTTTCTCGTTCTTCCATTAAGTTCTTTCTGACATCGGTTTCTAATAAATCTTTGAAATAATTTTGATTTGTCATCCAAGCAAATAATACCAAACACATAACAAGATCGTCATGTTTACCATACTCGGCTTCGTAAGACGTCCCTTTACTTATAAAAGTAGAGAGTTCACTCAACAAATCGTA